AACTGACTGTGGAAGCTGCATGCTAGACGACCCCTAAAATAGAAGACCCATTGACGCCGCGACCCTTGTCGAGCGCGGTTGTGTCCAGTTCGCCGCACAGAATGATGCCCGGGAGCGGCACATTACCGACCAGTTCGACGACCCCGCCGATACCGAGAGCACCAGTGCCGCCGTCTGCGCCACCGTTGGCTGCGATGTTGCCGGTCACGCTGTTTGAAATCGTGACGTCGCCGGAGTGCGATGGCACAATTCCGCTTTGATTTTCTGTGTCCGTGCCGACTGTGTTGATATTGCCAACAGTTGACGACGACACAGTCACGTTGCCGCCGTCGGCCTTGTTGTTCCAACTCACAACAGCGCTCGGCTCTCCGGTTAAAATATTTCCAACGGTGCTGCTCGTGACCGTGACGTCGCCGCCGTCGCCAACCGGCGCCGCGAAGTTGCCGCCGTATCCGGCGGAGGCGCCAATTTGTGCGTTAATATTGCCGACCGCGCTATTGGTCACGGTGACGTGGCCCGACGAGCCAAAATAATACTGGCTGGAGTCGGAGCCGACGGCCTGAGTCGTAATATCACCAACAGTGCTGCCCGTGACGGTCACGCTTCCTGATCCGTTCAACCCGGTGTACGACCACAACCCGCCGTAGCTTGTGGTCGTAATATCGCCCGCCTCGCAACCCGTCAGCGTCACCGTGCCTGAGCCGGGGTAATTGCCGGATCCGCCGCCGGGCGCCTCGTAATGTCCGTAAGTGCCGCCGTTGGACAGATCCCCGGCCACGCAGTCTGTGAGCGTGATGTTCTCGCCCTGCCTGGGTGTCACGCCCGTGATACCGCCCCAGGTGTCAGAGACATACCCGCCGTGCGCCGTGACGTCCCCCAGATTGACGGTCTTGTTGCTCACGATGGCAACTTCACACGGCGGAACAGTGTCAAGGAGCACGACGTAGTTGTAACCGCCAACATCAACCGCGAGAACATCTCGCGAAGACGCGTTGACGCCCCCGAGTAGCGAGCTTGTCTTTCCCGCGCCACGCACGGCGATGCGGGACGGCCACTCGGTGGCGTGCGCGTCGTAAAGATTCACGCCCCCAAACGTGCCCGCCCCCAGATCGAGCACATAGCTCGCCGTATCCACCACGGGATCTATTGTGCTGGTCGTGTAGGCCAGCGTGGCCGACACTCCGCCTGCCGTAATGGACGGCGGCGTGCGGTTGGTTCCGGTATCGAACTCTTTGTTCCGAATGTAGATCGTCGCCGGAGCGTCCTCTCCGCCGACGATGTCTTCAATTTCTACCGCAACCGAGCACGCGGCTTTGATCGCGCTGGCAATGACCACGGCGAACGCAAGATTAGAAAGCCCACCAGACGTCGACGCGTCCGCTTCAAACGAGTAGGCGGCCGCGTTCGCGGCGTAAAACGTGCCTTCCACGACATAGACGTCGTCTTGCACGTCTACCGTGATCGTCGTCAGGCCTAAGTGGGGCTTGGCGTTGGCATCCCAGTAGGCCGCCTCGAAGGCTCGCTGCGGCGTCGCAAACGGAGTAGATAGCGAACCGTTGCCGGTCGTGTCATTGCCGGTCGTGCGGACGTAGATCGGCGTGCGGCCCGAAAGGTCAGCCATGCTTTAGTATCCTGGAACGAAGGCGACGACGTCCCACTTGTCGCGGCCCTGGTGGTATGTGGCAGCGAGGACGTCCATCTTGTTTGCTGCCGTACTGAACGGCAGGGGCGAGGTGGCGGACGACGGAATGACAAACTTGTTGCCCAGCGTCACCGACCTGGAGCCGGTCGAGTCTTGTCGGATCCTCCAGCGGACCGTCTTGCCGTCCACCGGGTTGGTCGGATTGGCGAGTGTCGCGTTGCCGGTCAGGGTTACATCGAAGATGTCGCCCGCACTGGCGTCGGTGTTCAGGGTGGAGGCGTAGGTGAGGGAGACGACGGTTGGGGCTGCGGCATCGACCGCAGGTTGGTAACTGGTGCTGGACCAGCGGATGCCAACGCCGATCTTCTCCCTGCCTGTGTCAGACTCAACCCCCAGGTCGCCACGGGCCAGGTAGGGGTCTTCGGCCGTCCAGGCGGCTGCGGTCTTGCTGACGATGACTGGCGAGATGGAGCGGTCGAGGGACATGGCTCAGCCCTTGAGGGAGGCCCTGATACTGGCGGTGCCGGCGTTCAGGACGGGTATGACGAGGCCGGCTGCGAAGGCGGCGTCCGGGATGGCGTAGGCCCGGCCGGCAGCAACGGCGGTCGTGATGGCCGTGGCGCCGTCGTAAAGGGGCCGGGGCGTGAGTTCCGGGCCAAAAGCAACGTGCCAGTTGATGGTGTTGGCGCCGCCTGCCAGCGTGTCAACGATCACCACGCCGCCAGAGGCCGGCCCGAACGGAATCTTGCCCGAGGTCGTCGCGCTGTCCGTCAGGCTCAGCGACCCGGTCACCGAACAGAATCGCTCGATCTTGCCAGCCATAGCAGTCTCCTTGCGGTCTTTATGTCACCCCTGGAGCTTTTTGCGCTTCCAGCGGGGGGCATGCTTCTGGCGGACGGCAGCAACGGCGTCCTTGTAAGAGAGGCCGGGATTCCGGGCGATTTCCTTGCGGGCCAGTTCTTTCTCGACCCTGGGATTGAGTGCAACTTCCTTACGATCCTGGGATTTGGCCTCTATGTTCACGATGCCCTGAACGTTTAGGTTTCTGGCCTTAGCCACCTTCTTTATGTCGTCCACCGAGTCGACCCAGGCCATGGGGTCCAGGTGACCCCGCTTGTCGGCCAGTCCGCTCATGTAGAACTTCCCGGAAGGGTTGATGCCGGCGGCCTTGGCCTCGGCGACGAGCCACTTCGCCTGGCGCTTCGGCAGTTCGTCCAGCCAGTTGCCGGAGTACCGCCCCTCCATGAACGCGCGGTCGGAGGCCTTCGTTCCCGGGGCCTGCATGAGTGCGCACATGATGGCGAAACGCTCCGTCTGGCCGGCGGCTATGAGCTTCAGGTAGTGGGCCCGGGCTTCTTTGCTGGCCCGCTCGATCTCGTAGGGCAGTTCGATCACGGCTGTAGCTCCTGTGGCACCTGCTCGGGCTGATCTGGTGCGGGGCCCCCGCCGCCGGGCTCGCTAGGCGGCGGCCCTTCGCCCGGAGGAGAGGCGGGGCCGGCCATTTGTTGCGGTGGCGGCGGCGGCGGGGGCGGGGGCACCATGTACCCCTTGGGGTCGATGTCCAGGGACTTGGCCCAGTCGGTGATGAGGGCGTTCCAGGGCTCGACCATTCCCTGGGCGAGGAGGCCCTGGAGGACGGGGCCGAGAGTCTGGAGCGCCATCTGCATCTGCTCGACCTTGCTGGCCTTGTTGGGCTTGCGGGCGGAGCCGGCCTCGATCCGGTACTCGAACTCCCTGGCCAACTGGTTGAGGCCTACCTCCTGGATCGTGCGCTCCCAGGCCATCGCGCCGACGGGGCCCAGGACATGCTCGACGTCCTTGCGGGTCAGCAGCCAACGGGCGGCCATTGCCTCCTTCCTGGCGATGATGCTCATGGCATCTTCCAGGGCGTTGGCCATGTCATCCGGCCTTACGGAAATCTGCTCGGATTTGACCTGAGCCTCCGCAGCACTGCGAAACTGGTTGCGGGTCATGCCATAGACAAGTTCCGTCAGGCCGACGCGCTTGTCGAACTGATCGGAGACCGCCTGCAAAACCTGCCAAATCTCGGGCGAGAGGGGAGGCATCTGAAACACGGTCACGATCTCGTTGACCGACCGGCCCAGGGTCTCGGACAGCTCAACCAGCGAGAACCCGCTCTCCTCGTGCTTGAGGATCTGGTCCTTGATGTCCTCTCCAGCGGCCTTGGCCACGCCCACCAGGGTCTTGCAGGACACCATGATGCGGGTCGCAAGGAACGACATTGCCCAATTCAAGAACTTCAATTCCGGGATGCCAGGCTTCAAATGGCTGATGGGCCAGCAGTAGCCAGGCTTGCGGTGGAACTGAAGGAACGTGCAGGGCCAGCCGTGAACGTCGGCGAAGAATGGGATCGGCCAGCGAGTCCTGGTGAATAGGCTGTTGGGCAGCCCTGATTCGTCGGGCGGCTCCAGGGCGACGTCCTTGGGGACGTTGAGCGGGTAGTCCACGCCCTCCGCTACGACGAGGTAGCAGTTCTGCCCCAGGGAGTCGAACATCTGGCGGAACTCTTTGGGCGCACCCTTGAGCGTGTGCCCGAATCCCGTCTTGCTGTAGATCTTGTAGTAGACGATGAGGTCGTTCGTCTTGCCGTTGCGCTTCTTGTGCTTGTAGTCGCGGTCCTGCTCCTGGGACCGGGCGACGTAGCTCTCGATGTGGCCCTTGAGTTCTTCCTTGTCGATCCCGTACTTGCGGGCCACTTCGTCGATGGGGTGAACACAGCGCCGGGCCACCCAGAGCAGATCCTCCTGCTCGTCGGCGTCGGGATCCATGAGGAGGTTGTCCACTGAATCAGCGAACGAACCAACGATTCCGAACGTCTGTT